GGAGACTCGTCAACCAAAGTAGTTGTACCGCTGATGATCTTATTGTTACCAACAGAAAATACTTTTGTTACTCCCGCGTCATTCTTAAACTCTTTGATCGCCCGTATCTTCCCTGCTCCTAACACGGTCTTGTCTGTAGTAATGACTGACAAACCTTTACGGGCGGCTATACGACCTCGCTGGTCGATCACAGCGTTGTCAGCTACGTCAGCAAAAGAAGGGTCTTGAGACAAGGCCGAATCTTCAGTGTTAATACCTTTAAACGCAGGCGCTACAAGGTTTATACTTTTAATCTCTTGTGCCATATATGCCTCAGGGCGTATAGAAGATTGTTTCTTCTGGGTGTCTAGCAGCGTCTAAGGCTATTGCATCAGACAAGTACTTGTTAGCCATCTGGAAGTATTCAGCAGTAGAAGTGCCTCCGGTTTCACCACGTTCTCTGGAAGCAAAAGCTATTGCGAGGTGCAACACAGGTGAGTAAGGAATAACAAGGTTGTCAGTGTCCGCACTTAAGGCAACATTAGGTATCACACACTTAAACTTCAGCGCGTAGACACCGTCTGGTTTAGGGTACACGTCAATAAGATTGTCACCAGCAGCGTTAACTCCGTTGTACGTGTAGTACTGAGGTGCGCCTGAAAGTGGTGACTGTAGGAAATACTGGTCGTCCATCCATTTGTTAGTCCTGTACTCCATTGTTAAATTAGAGGTGTCATTCAGAACACTAAGTTCCTTGACTTTATTCTGACTGCCAGTGAGTGCGTAGTTGTAGACACTGTCGGTAGTATTGATAGCTAAAGTAGTGCGTAACGACGACCAATCCCAAGCACTCTCTACGAGGTCTTTAGCGTCATTAACTAAGTCACCTATGAGTTTACTGTAAGACGTAGACTGCACAGAGGTTACTTCTGTTTCTCTGAGCCGCCTAAGTACATTGTTAACTAAGTCTTTATAGATCATTAGATCATCCCTTCAAACAAGCTTTCTTGTATAATGTTGTTAAGCGCTACTGTGTAGTCTTTCTGCTGCGGCATTACCGGTCTAAAAGCCGGTAGTTGTAACATAGGTGCTTCTCCTATTACCCTACCACCACCACCGCCACCACCGCCACCACCACCACCACTAGGAGGCGGTTCAGGAGGATCTATAGGTTCAGTAGGATCTACAGGTTCAGTAGGATCTACAGGCTCTGTAGGATCTATAGGTTCAGTAGGATCTACAGGTTCAGTAGGATCTACAGGCTCTGTAGGATCTATAGGTTCAGTAGGATCTATAGGTTCAGTAGGATCTATAGGTTCAGTAGGATCTACAGGCTCTGTAGGATCTATAGGTTCAGTAGGATCTACAGGTTCAGTAGGATCTATAGGTTCAGTAGGATCTACAGGCTCTGTAGGATCTATAGGTTCAGTAGGATCTACAGGCTCTGTAGGATCTACAGGTTCAGTAGGATCTACAGGCTCTGTAGGATCTACAGGCTCTGTAGGATCTACAGGCTCTGTAGGATCTACAGGTTCAAGCCAAAGCAAACCACCTTCGACAGACTCGTTGTCTATTGTTTCTTGGGTAAGCTGTCCAATCAGTATGTCCCAAATGCCGCTTGTGTCTGTCTCTCCTTCTGCTCCAAAAATACCCTCAAAGATATCTCCTAAAGCTTCCTCAATTGTTTTATCAGAAGTACCTGCTAATATTTCTTCTAGTTCACCGTTCTGACCAAGGATTTCTCCGGCTTGCTCCATTAGTTTTCCAGGCAGCGCTACTACTTCGTCGACTGCTGCCTCAATCTGCGTATGAGTTTCTGCTGCTATTTTACCCGCTGTTTTAAACGTTCCATTGGGATTCTTAATCTTTATCTTCATAATTCCGCTCATGCCTGGAATTACTACAGGAAGCTTAAAGAAAATAGAGTCTCCTTCTTCTGGGTTAAACTCCCAACCAATACCGCCTTCTCTTAGGAGTTCATTCTGAAGTCTTTTTACGTACTCTTTTTCTATCTCTCCAAGGTTTTCATCTAATTCATCTAATTCTTCAAACACAGCAGCAAAACCATCAGCAGTAAACCCTGTTGCCTGATTTAGTATGTTTTGTATTTGTAGATCGTCAGCAGCCGCAGTTCCTGCTAAGTCGGGGTCAACTCCTGTTAAGTCAGGGTCGTCACCTGTTAAGTTTCCTATGTTTTCAGCAATAGCAGCTTCCCACGCAGCCCTTTCTTCAGGAGTAAAGTTTGCAGCAACGGCTGCTTCTGCTTCTTCGACAGAAACGTCTACAATATCTCGACCACCGGGAAACGATGTAGGAATAGTGCTTTGGATGCTGTCGGGGTCGTTGCCAAAGATGTTGAATCTAGGGAATAACGTGGTGCTTGGTGAAGTACCCGGAGGAGCGCCGTTAGCACCGTCTGATCTATTGCCTTCACCTGCGCTGCCTGTTTGGTTTTCTTCTTCTTCTTTTTGTTTGGCATTAGCTGCTATAATATCGGCAAGCAGTTGTGGATCTATTTGATTGTCCAGAAAACTAGCCATCAGAACACCACCGAAGAAACGATAGTCACCACACAGGTAAGCGAAGCACCTATGACCAACCACGCCAGTTTTTCCCATCTGACAGAGTGGTCGTTAGTAGCTTTCTTAAGTTCTCTAAGTTCTATGGTTGCTTCAGACCATCGTTTACCACACTCTTGCTCGTGGTGTGATATACGTTCTAAAGCTTCTAGGGCTATGTCTAAAGCCCTGTCTAAGTTGTCTTTGTCGCTCATGTGCGGCACCCTTATTGTTCGCGGCTAACCTTCTTAATTTTTTCCGCGCTTCTCATAGCACCCAAACCCAACATACCCATCAACACAGGCATCATGGTAGCTGTGTCAACTAAAGGTATCGTTATGTTTGAGTCAGAGAGTGCAAGCACAAAGTTCGCTAACGGAATAATGATGAAATTTCCTGCCATACCTAAGACGCATACCCAGCCAACTGCTGGTCGCCATCCTGAAACAAACAAGGAGCTAGAAGAAGCCTCAACTTTGTTTACTTCTATTTGACCCTTAGCCAGCTCCTGTGCGTGACGTTCAGACATGGTAGCTAGTTGTTGAGCTAGTGCATTCTTCTGGTCTTTGTCCTCTATAAACTTATCTAAGAGGGCCGCTACAGGGCCGATTAAGGACTCAATCAAAACATAACACTAAGTGTTATACTAAGGATAACCAAAGACCCTGTTACAACTAAAGCGCCTACAACGACAGGTCTAACAGCGCTAATGAAGTTTAAAACAACTTCTCCGACTTTTTCTACTTTCTTTCTCATTCAAACTCCTAGGGTTGGTTTAGTGTCTGGGAACAAAGGAGTACTGGGCCACTGCCTAAGTTCTTCTCTGTAAGTAATGTAAGCAGCGCGGTCGGGGTGATCAGTTACCGGCATTATCCAATCAGTTGCGGCCAGTTCGTTGTCACGCCACTCGCGTGCGGAAGCGGCTGTCTCAGGCAGTGTTTCCCATGCTGTACCTGTCCAACGCTGGCCCATTACTGTTGTGTCGAAAGACGACAAAAGAATCATGGTGGCGCTAGGTGTCACAGCCTGTTGATATTCAGTAATACCAATGCAGATACTGTTGTCGTTTATGCTGGCATAAGTGACGTTAGACATATTCTATGACCTCCCAATGCAACGTAGCCGACAAAGTTCCGGGGGTGTAATATGTACTCCCACCGCTTACCGCTAAATTTGTTGTTGTAGTAAGCGTGGCTCCTGCACCTATTCCCACGCCAGTGTTATTGGATACGTTAGTGTATCCGGTTTTGTTTGTAGCAGATACAAAACTTTTATCCAAGTCTACTGCGGTTATTGTGACGTTCACAGCCGTAGAGGGGTTGCTTAAGGTTGTCCCCCGTTGTATTGATTTTATCGGGCTTGATGCCCCTATTACTGCCATTTCTAAAGCTCCTTCCAGCCGATAGTTACATCGACATAGACTAGTTGAGCAGCGTTACCCGTGGGCATTGTTGCGTCTGCCGCTGCGCTATTTATGTTTTGTGAGTTTCTACCAACAGTCAGCAGAGCAGCACCTACGTTCTTTAGAGTAACAGAATCTCCCACTGAGGGAGAAGCAGGTAGTGTGACAGTGAACGGTGTACTAGCGTGGTTTGCTATTAGCTGATCACCGTTAACGGCTGTGTACGTGGTTGTCTTTACTGTCCATGCATTGTACGCAGGAGCAGCCACTGCTGCTACGTCCTGCCACGCAATGTCCGTCCCGTCACTTGTTAGAACTTGGTTAGCAGTACCTTGACCTAGGACTGCTGTTGCACCACTGGCGTTACCATAGAGGATACTACCACGGTCTAACCCGTCTAAGACGTTAAGTTCTGCTGTAGTAGCTGTAATACCAGCTAAGGTGTTAAGTTCTGCAGCAGTAGCAGTCATCGAGGTACCGCCAAGGGTCACTGGAGACGGTACGACTACTACGCCTGTGAAAGTAGGGCTTGCCTTATCTGCCTTAGAAGCAACCGCTGTGACAATGTTGTCAAACTCAGCTTCAAACTCAGTGCCTTTGACTACCTTATTCGCATCACCAGAAGGAAGTGCATCCTTGGCTTGGAAATCGGTTGTCTTTGCATAGTCGGTCACGCCACCACTCCACTGATTTTGTAGTCGAGGTCTGGTGACGTTGACCCAGAAAGCGTTAGACGAATACTGTCACCTTCTTGAAAGTTGTACGAGGAGTTGTCAGCAGCAGTGATAGCAATGGCTGAACCACTGTCTACAACCGTTGACGTTGTGTTCTGAATCCTTTGCTCAACAGCAACAGTGCCTGAGCCAAATGTTCCATTGATAGCAATATGGACAGGGTGTGTCTTAACTGCAAGCCACGCACTTGAACCATTTGCTGTGAAAGTACCTGATTTGACCATAATGGTCTCCTAGTTTATTAAGTGTTTAAAAGCTGGCTTGAGTCGTACCCGTTTGGTAGAGCAAAGAACTGCGAAGGAACTACTGGTGGTGCAGTTGGATCAAGCGGGTCTGGCTGCGGTGACTGATCATAAATCGAATCGTATAAGGCTCTCATTGCCGCATCCGGCGGAACGTCCTGCGTAATCGGATCTCGTGTGACGGTGGCTGCACCCAGTAGTACGGCCCCCAGAGTAGTCTCGTAAGGCGGAGGCGTGATGGTTTCAGTCGTCGGCTCGTTCTCATAAATAGGGAACCCGTTCTCATCCACCCGTCCTGTATCGACCCAGTTATCAGTCGTTACAGTGTATGACGGTGGTTGCACCCAGTAGTACGGCCCCCACAATAAGTTACCATCTTCATCAGTCTCTTGTTCTTTGTAGCCAAAGACCACTTCTGGAGTGGTGATTGTGATGTAGTCCAGTGCCTCGATCTCTTCAAGCCCTTCAAGGCTGCTGATGATGATCATGGACTCTGTGGGGTCTACGGGAAGGTTGTGGCAGACATAGTTGCCACTTCTGCCGTCTATCATGCCTCTCAGGGGTGATTCCTCGTCAACCAAGCCTGTAGCTATCAGAGCGTTGAGGTCGGTGCATATGCTGATGTAGAAGCTCATAAGTCACCTACTTCCTCAGCCGTTAGTTCGGTGTTAAATATCTTGAGGTTTCTAGACATCATTCCCGATGCACCTCCAGCTCCCCCGCCGACTATAAGATCCCCTGATGTAAGCGGTGCAGCAAACGAGCCAGAAGCCGTGGCTACCCCGTGATAAACATCTTTTGCAGAGCCTCCCCAAACTATTGCGCTTTGAACAGGATTGTTAAGCCTTGATACACCAGACACCCCCGTCACGCCGCTGTTGTTATTTGTCGTATCAGTAATGCCAGTGACTGAATACATTATAAATCCACCAGTCCCGATTATTGACGAGTTGCCGGCATCAACACTGTGTGCTCTGCTGGCCTCAAGAGACAATGTCCCAATCGTGTAATCAATAGCACCGGATTCAGCCACGGTCAGAACGTCAGCATTCCTCGTGACGGCTGTCGTTGTCGTGGGGATGTAGGATGTTGGGTATGTGCCTAGTTCTACTTGGGCTCCCCAGATGTAAGCACCTGAAGTTCCGTTTGCAGTAGATGCGGGTTGGTAGTTTCCACCACTATTTTCTCTTACGCCAAACATAAATTGAGCGTTATTCCCTGCGACACCTGTTGGGAAATTAGCTTTACACCTATACCAACCATTTCCTGCTGGGGTCATTTCCCCTGTAAATCCAGCATTCCCAGATGTAATCGTTTCGGTTGCTAAGTCAAAGCAAACCCAGCCAACACCGTTGTCGTTATTTATAAAAACAAACGAATACTCTTGCGCTTTAGCAAAAAAAGAGGGCGCGTATCCAGCAGAAGACAAGCCTCCTTGCCTTCGATTAAAGGGCAAGTTTACCGCTGTAATCGCCAAGTTACCTGTTTGTGTACCGTCTGGCGCAACTATTGCGGTAGTTGAAGGCACTGTACCGCTCGAACCAATCCAGCTAGCATTACTAAAGTCCTCAGACTGAAGCGCCAGATTAGTACTAGCCTTCTCAGCAAGATACCCGAATGGCCCAGACGCATCTACCGGAGGCTGGAATATGGAGGCATTGCCTTCTAGTGTCCATGTCTCGCCTGATGTCGATGATACGAAGGTGCTGCCGCTGACGTATGAACCCGGCGTGAAATCAACCACGGGTGTTGTGCCGTCGATCTCGTTGTATACCTGTGATCTGTAGATGTTACCGTAAAGCGGATACCATATACTGTCTACGCTAGCCGTAAACTCACTTGTGTCTGCTCGAATATCGGTTAGGCCGTTATTTATAGTTGTACCAAGTTGCACATAGTCGCTAATTGCAGGGGCTTCTAAACTCCCGTCAGCAGTGAAGAACTTAACGTCACCTGTTGCAGCGTCAAAAGTTGCTCTAAACCACGTTGTTACGCCTATAATTGAAGCAGGAAGTGCTACAGTACTATACGAATTAACCCCTGTTCCCGAAATTGGAGCTACATACAACCGCAGTAGCCTGTCATACCGCATTGCAAAACTAAACATATTATTTTTGTTTATAAAAAAGTTGAAACCACTTATTGCGTTTATTGCAATCCTAGCCCTAAGATCCAACTCAGGCCAAGTCGTCACGACATTAGGCGTGGAAACGTAGTTTGCTGGAGCAACACCGGATATCCCTCCAAGATCACCAAATTGGGTGTTAGCGCGTGTTAGCGGAGACCCTACGGCCTCTGTGACCACGTTGGCAGTGACTGTGTTAGCGTTGAGCGTGTTGAAGTACTGGACACCGTCTACGTTAGCGCCGTGTTCTGCTTGTTTGACTGATACGTTTCTAATACGAGCGGTTAAACCTACGCCTCTTGGGTGGGCTATTATGTATGAAGGTGATGTTGCGTCTGTACAAACTCCACTATAGGTAACTGTTTGGCTACTTGATATAAGACTATAACTGCTGGGCGTAAAAGCATCCCCGCCGCCTGCGGTGATGACGGATATTGAACGGTCAAACGCAGTTGCCGTCAGTAGCTCAACCTCCATACTCCAAAGATAGGTTCCGCCGTTTACGGTTGGTATCGGAAGAGATACCCCCGTAGTGTGTGCCCCCGCCCCCGTAATAACAATCCATTCGCCATCCTGAACCGCTGAACCTCCACCATTCGGAATCCAATCTGCCGCAACATTGGAAGCTAACTCAGGGCCAGTAGCAACCCCTGTTGACACGTACTCGCTGGGGTTCTGATTGGTCTGGCTTGATGGAATCCACTCGACCATTATATTTGTCAAGGTTAAAGTTGCCGCTACTTGAGAATACGCAGCAAACTGAATACTCGTACCAGTACTGTTAGCCGTAATAGCGGTTATTCTTTGGACAGTCGAGGTTAAACTAGTTCCGACTTGAGACTTAGACTGTGTAAGTGCGGCTGATCCTTCAATCCTCAAATCTATCTCAGCGGCAGAGGTTGGAGATCCAGACACAAGCGCCATATCCGCAGAAACACGGTAAGACCCTGAACCTAACGGCTTGGCAGGAACTGTCATACTTTCAAAAATATAACCGTTGGGTGTGCCGTCATAGACCATTGTAGTAGCGTTACTAGCAACCGCACCATTACCTTTTGTATACCCAGCAACTGTTATATCCTCTGAGTTAATCGTCATCAGATTCTCTACCCGCCTAGCACCCTGAAACCTTGGTTCACTGCTCTCGACCGTCCTAATAACGCCTTCAAAGTCCTCAAATGTCGCCGCAGTAGCGCGGGTGAACGTGGGATCAGTGCCTGTGGTTGCTTCTAAAGTATGAGTACCAGGCCAGTAGAATATAGGGGCAAGAGCGCTTACAACACTCTCTATAGCATTTCGTATACCTTGCCTAATAGAGCTAATAATGGTGTTTCTCAAGCGGTCACCTCTTTAAAAAAGATAAGGGGGCATTGCGCCCCCCTTTGTAGCTTTACTCAGGTACAGCCAGTACGAAACCAGCTTCAGGACGATACACTTCTACACCGTACAGGCAATCAGCCGTAAAGAGTGTGGAGAGGTATTCCTGCTTGTACTGGGTTTGAGATCGTATAGACTGTTGCTCCGCAAGAACGATAGCGTCCTTATGGAACAGCAACGCACCACGAGTAGCGATAGCAGTGTCAGCAGAGTTATCACCGACAGCCTCGATAGTAGCGCAGTTAGCAGACACGTACACGTCTACACCGTACAGATTACCGATAAGACCGGAGTTTACCGCCTGACCACTTACGAAGTCAGAAGATACATAACGCTCAACACCCATAATCGTGTTACGAACAGAAGGAGGAATAACGAGTACACGATTATCCATCGGTACGTTGTTATCATCAAGCTTCTGAATCATGTCGCGGAAGAAAGCATCAGTAAAGATGTCAGCAGCAACCTGCGTGTCATCTGTGTACTGAGTCGTTGTTCCACCGTCATTGAAGAAACAACCTGTGTGCTGATAGTCAGTAGCAGCGGCACCAAATACAACTGCGCCTCCGTTACCGAAACCAGTACCACAAGAGTGAAGGTCTGCATCAATCTTGGTAGACAGAGCGTACCCAGCGTCTTCTGTGTAAAACTGACGAAGGCTGCTAAGAGCCTGTACTTCGACGATGTCTTCAATGAGTCTTGAGTACTCAAAGTGTCGATCAATGTCAACAGTCAGTTCGCCCTCAGTGTTCGCAATGATAGTAACTGCTGTATCAGCAGCCTTAGCATTCGCATCACCACGGACAGGCTTAGGAATGTGGAGCTTATCGCCCTTCTTCCCATTCATGCCAATTTTCTTGACAAGAGGAGCCATTTTAAGGTTCTTCTGGTAAGCAGCAATGATTTCATCAGACCAGATTTCTGGTATGAATGTAGCTGCTTCTGTTTTAGCGGTGTTGCCCCCCGCTCCGGGATATGTGGCAGTAGCCATTTAAATCTCCTAATAGATTATTTTACTCGTCCCTCCGCGTAAGCTGCCAGTATTTCTGCTGATATAGCTTGGTAACGCTCAGGATCTGTTCTCATCAGTTTAATAATATCGGCCCTGCGATAAATCTTTCTTCTTGTACCCTCACCACTGCCTTGTGCGTTACCTGTGTTAGCTGCCTTAAGTTGCTGCTTACGCGCTTGTTTTTCAACTTGTGCGGTCTGCTGTGCAACTGTCTTGCGTTCTTTCCATAGTGAAAAGAGTTCATCAGCAGCTTCGGAATTGAAGCGCTGGTCAGCTTCTACAAATAACTGAGTCCTAATCTTAGAAGCTTTGATCCATGTTGCAAACTTCTCATCACTGAGGATGTCTTGCATGTCTGGATGTTTACTCTGAAGCTGCGCGAGTGATGTCTGCTTTTTATAAGCAGTAGTGTACTCTTGCGCTTCTCTAATCTTAGGGTGATTCTCAATAGCACGATTAACGGCTGCTTGGGGATCTGTAAAGTAATCAATATCGTCGTCAGGCTCAACGTGTTGTTGAGGTGCATTTTGTTGTGGCTGACTTGTAATGTAGTCATCTACAACTCTACGAAGCTCTCCTACTTCAGAGGATTGACGACCTAGAAGCTTCTCAGCTTCCTGGTGCATCTGCACTACCTCTTCTAAACTTTTAGTTTGGTACTTCTCTGGTATAGTAGGTTGTTCTTCTTGAGGTTGCTCAACTTCTAGTTGAATCTCTTCTGCTTCGTTTATGAGGTCTTCCGTGTTGCCCTCTTCAGGGGACGAATCGACCATCGTCGCTCTTGACATAATTAAACTCCGTGACAATAATCATTATGGAGGCGACCAGCGGCAATACAGGTATAGCACTGGCCAAGGCTATCTGCTTATTCGTGTTCTTTTAGCCACTTAAGGTGTCTACCGGGGAAATCCCCACTAGTACCCTCAAGAATAAAAGACGGGGCAGATACTGTTTTTGTAGCCATGTCACCACAGACGCACCTACTGTCTGTAGTGCCACTTGTTACAAACTTTTCAAATACGTGTCCGTTTGCACAACGAAAATCGTATACTTTATACATCTTCTTCTACCTCTTCGGCTTGCTCTCTTGCTGCTGTAATCATATCCTCTAGGGTGATTATGCTTGCAAAAGCGGCTATTTGGCCCTTTCGGTAAAAGAGTTCTTCTATGTCTTTAACTGACCTTACATCAGCAAGGTCTTTAGAGTTATCAACAAGCTCTTCTAAGAGTTGTTTGAAACCTAGGCTATTAAATAGTTGGTTGTAGTTGTTGTAGTAGGTTTCAAGCTCAGGAGTCATTGTTTCCCCCTTATGGTTAACTATAGTTATATTGTAGCATATTTAAGGTTATAAGTCAAGCGTTTTGTTTACCGCTTGGACTTGCCTTGCTTACGCATGGGTTTACCTTTCTTTTTGGATGCTTCTTTAGCTTTCTGCATACCTGCTGCGGTGTACGGATAGCTTTTCTTTCCTACTTTCGGCATGGATCACCTCCTACCACTTTTTGCAAGACCAATATCTTGCTGTGAGTTTACTGGGTGGACTAGTGTCACACTTGTGACGAGCCCTGAATGACTTACGTCTAGCGGGTTGCTCCTTCTTAATGGTCATATTAGCGTCACCAAACCTTATGGTTTTAACTTGGTCACCCTGTTTAGCCACTACGACGAACTTCTTAGTTTTATGCTTAGGAGTCCTTTTTGGCTTGTTGTACCCGCTTACTCCCGCTTTTGCTAGCTTTGGGTCTTTGCTCTTCGGCATTAGATAACTCCCTGATCTGGCGCTCCAGCGACTCTAGGCGCTCCCATTGGGGACGGAGGTGTCGGTTGACGTTGTTGAGTAGGCCCTGCAGTTCTTTGTCTGTTAGCATCTGTTTTACCTCTGATTTCTTGTTGTTTAAGAAGGGTGTCAGCTACGCGCATTCTCCTTTCAAACTCTTTGTCGTCACCGTCACCTTCACGTAAGTTTCTAGTGATGGCGTTGATACGATCTATCTCTACCTCCTGTGGTACTGCCTGAGCTTCTGCTACCAGCTTACCGGCTCTTGCAGAGGACTCTTGGGCCTGTGCGTTAAGGGCAGAAGTTTGTGACTGCTGTAGAGCCACTTGTGCCTGTTGAGTCGCTTGCTGCATCTGTGCTTCTTCTGGCTTAGGCTCCATAGCCTGTTGCATCGCTACTAACAACTCTTCACGATTAGACAGGTTCATGTTCTCGATAATAGACTGAATCAGTGTGTTGTACAGAGGTGAGTCTTTCTGCATTGTTTGAAGTAGTTGTACAAGCTGTGTAACCTCGTATTCCCTAGCCATAATGCCTAGAGTACTACTGGCGTTAAACTTGTAGTCAGCAACTGGGTAATTCTCAGGGTCAAACTGCATGTAGCGGTAGGCAGCTTTCCTTACGAAAGGTAAGAGAAAGGACTGCTGGAAGTTAATCAGTGTTCTCTTGTGGCGCTTAATGATCGCACCCAGAGACATTGAGATGCCCGCAGCGGTTGCTTCGCCGTTAACAGCACCACTGAGTCCTGCTGAGTCAACAGCCCCTGTAGCTTGCTGTACCATCTGCTGTAACGCAGCGGCTTGACCAAAGGTAATCTGGTCAACCTGACCGAAGTTAAACGGCTGTAGTACCTCACGAGGGTCACCGCTGGTCAGTATTATCTTACCGGGGCGTATCTCAGGTTTAGCACCTCTAGGCAGTCTTGTTGCGTCTACGGCTAACATAGGGTGTACTGTGAGGCTCAGAGCGTCTATCCTTGCTCTTAACTCTGTGTCCAGAGCTTTCTGGGAGTTGTACCCCTTCTCACATACGCCACGACCCCAGAACCTTCCAGGGACAATGTCCCATGGGAAAGCAACCACAGGTCTGTCCTGCATCATATAGGGGTTAGCTTCTGCCTTCAAAAGGACACCACCGTTGGCGACTACTACTACCGCTTCCACGTACCTCGATTTACCTTTAGCGGTTTCTTCTTCGTCGTCTTCATCGGTAGACATTGCTCCAACACCAGAAATGTCCTCTACTTCTTCATCGTCTTCTATGTCGTCTTCTGTGGCACTCTCAAGTAACTCTCTAGGGACTAAGCCGTAGTACTTTGTAAGACGCACTTTGTCGTCGTTGTACATCGTAAGGTCTTGGTCTGGCTCTAGGTCAGTATCCGGTGCTGCTGTGCCTACATAAACGTCACGGTACACACCTTCTTCCTGAAGCATCTCTACTTGGTGTAGGCTTACAAACTCGTCTATGGCGACACCCTGTGCGTCTTCAATACTGGTAGCTAGGGGATCAATCAGGAAGTTCTGTGGCAGGATAGGTTTAAGTCTAACTTCTACTTTTTCTCTAATGTTAACACCGACAGCTTGTAGATCACCTCCCATAATAGGTTGTTTAGCCGGTACCATTTCTTTTACATCTTGTATAATAAGCTCACCAACTGCTGTACCAAACACGGCAGAGTTGATAAGACACTCAGCGACTGCTTTACGGACTTGAGAGTTCTCAAAGTCTTCGGTTAGCTTCTGTCGTAGGTACATCACGTCTTGACGATCTTTGTCACCCACGTTGTCCGACACGTCGAACCATTTGCCACGACCAAAGGTAGCTTCTTCTAGTTCTGCTACGTTGGACTCTACTGCTTGCTGCAGAGACGGTGCAATGATACGGCTACGCTCAGAGGCTCTTGAGCTGTCAGCAGCGTCCCAGATGCCTCTCCAGAGCCTGTAGTACTCGTCAAAGCGAGTCGAGTAGTTAGACTCGTAGTTGTCGCGCCAGTCGTCACACTTAGTGATAACCCAATCTTCAATAGATTCTTCTATTAACAAGGGGTCTGTTTCAAATATTTCACTCATGTTGATACACTAGAAAATTCTAGTTCTCCGCTTGCGGTAACACGTACAGTACCTAGTAGTTTAGCAATTCTTTCTAAAGGTGTCATGGTTACATCTCCTGCAGCTACTGCATCAAGAACGGGGGCTTCTTTCATAAAAGCAACAAAAGCCGGTGTAAATACGTTACCAATGTGCCACATGAATACTTTAAGATCTTCAGCCAAGTCTGAAGAAGCCTCGTCTATACGAACGTCTTCGTTGTACAGCAAGACACCAGTTTCTAACGTCTTCCAACCTGCTGGAGTCCACACTATCATCGCCATGTAAGGATGTAGTTTTCCGTTGATATTGGAAGGCCAGAAACCAAAGCGGAAGATGTATCCCGCATAGGTAAACTCAGGACAATCTAATTGCTTGTATGTGTTTTTCCTGTTGAGTTCGTTTAGCGCGTAGTCGCCTATTTTTTTAGTGTGTTCATTCATAGTTAGTATCCTGCTATTACGTCAAGTATCTGGTGATCGTCAATTTCATAATCATAGTCATAAGCCACGTTTGCTAACTGATCTATATACGCCAAAGCATCTATTAAGTCGTCGTGAGTTAGTGGATCAGGGAACTGAAACAGTTGATCCAGGAACCTAGAGTTCCACTCTCCTTTGTTTAGTGTTACAAAGCTGTTCTCAAAGCGTCCCTGTAAGGCCCACATCACCCTGTCAGTCTTCTTCTTGTTACCGTGTGTTAGTTCCTCGACTCTGAAGAACGTCCCGTAGCGCTTCTGTAGATCCATTAGAGGAGACATTACGGCCTGCTTTGCTATTCCTTTTTCAATACCTACGCTTACTGGTTTGTAGTCGCGTACAGCTTGGAATATCTTGTCTGCTGTCTCGTTGAGGCTCCAGCGTCCGTAGATGATGTTTTCAACGTACCAACCCTCAGGATTGACTATGACAACTGCTATGGCTGTCTCGTCTAACTTAGAGTTCTTGGTGCGCTTCTTGTTGACTTCTTCAAACCCCGCTAAGTCAACAGCAATGTAGTAATCACCTCCCTCTGGTTTATCCTCTGAAAACTTGACCCAACCTTCTTTGAACATCTCTGACCCACGAGCTTCAAAAGAAGCCATGAACTCCTGTCGGAAAGCATAAGTAGACATGGACTTCTTAGCTACGTTGATCTCTTCTGGGTCTAGCAGAGGGTTGTCATAAGACGTGAAGTGCCATGTCTTGTAAGTCTCGTCGTCCCCTAGTTCTCCGTACTTGTACAACTCGTAGAAGTGGTTGCGGCCCATGGGGGTACCAATGAACATCGCACAGCCCTTCTGGTCAGCCAGTGCTGGTCTTAAGATCTGCTCAAAGACCTCTGGTTTCATGTCTGCGTATTCGTCCAACACAAGGAACTTAAGGCTTACACCACGCATTGTTTCAGGTCTGTCGGCACCTTTGAGGCTTATGGTAGCACCGTTAACTAGCTTTATCTGTAGGTTGTTAATGTGGCTCCCAGAGATCACAGGGTTACCTAACTCCAGCAGTGTCTGCCACATGATGTCCCGCGCCTGGCCCTGTGTAGGCGCTACGTAGAACACATGTCCTCTGTCGGCCTGTAGTGCGTTTAGGATCAACATCCAAGCAGCTAGTCTGGACTTCCCTGTACGTCTACCTGCTGCTACAATCTTAAAACGAGTGTTGTCTTCCCAGACTTTCTGTTGCCAAGGGAGGAGTTCTATGTTTAGTTCAGTAGCGCCTTGTG